TAATGAATTAAGATGATAGGAATATTAGCACTAATTTTATTAATGATTATATCTTTTATAATTGGATTTATTCAATCTAAAAAAGTAGTAGTTAATAGATTAAAAGAAATTTATAAAAAATGCGATAATAATGGTGAAGCATTTTGTGATAGAGTTTATAATGAATTTTTAGATTAATGCAAGACGAATACGAATCATATAATTTTTGGAATAATGTCAAATAATAAGTCGATTGAATTTATAAACGAATTACCGAACTATGCAAATCAATATATTGATGTTTGTTTAAATTATGTAAAAGAGGTTGCAACTGGTTCGGGTAAGATAGTTGAACAAAAGGAAAGGCATATACCTACAATAGCGTTTTTTCTTAATATTTGGATGCCTAGAAACGTAGGTGACACAATAGCAAGGAATACTTATTACGATTGGTTAAATGGCAAATGTGAGCTTAAAAAGGACACTATAAAAAAGATAGATGACTTATTTCAAAGTTTAGCAGCGGATATTGTTGCAAATGAAGGCAAAGGTATTTTCTATGCAAAAAACAAATTAGGATGGACCGATAAAATGGATTCAACTTTAAATTTACCGATTAAGATATTAAACTTAGATCCATTAGATGATTCAAAGGACAACCTCCTTATTGAAGATAGCAGCTTTAAAGAAACGGATTAGAGTTATTCGTGGCGGTCAAGGTGCTGGCAAAACAATAAGTATATTGATATTGTTAATTAATCATGCAAGTAGTCAATCTAATAAAGAGATATTAATACTTAGTGCTGAGTTAACTAAAATGAGATTAACAGTTATTAAAGACTTTGTTAAACTTATGAGGCTAATTGGCATTTACGATGAAAATAGATTTTTAGCTGGGACTTTATACCGATTCCCAAATGGTTCGTTTATTAAGTTTATAGGCTTAGACAAGTCCGATGTCGGTAAAGGTTTACGTTCCGATGTCGCATATTTTAATGAGGTTAATAAAATAGACTTTGAAAGTTACCGACAAGTAGCGTCACGTGCCGGTCAAGTCTATGCCGATTACAATCCCGATAGTGAATTTTATATTGACACCGATGTTATTAAAAGGGATGACTGCGACTTTCTGCAATTAACCTTTAAAGATAATGAATTGCTTTCTGAAAATGAACGTAATGAAATATTGATGTATCAAACAAATGGTTACAATGAGAACGGTACAATTAAAAATGAATATTGGGCTAACTTATGGAATGTTTACGGCTTAGGTAATATCGGTAATTTACAAGGGGTAGTATTTAACAATTGGGCTAAATGTGATTTAATACCAAATGATGCTGAATTTATTGCCTATGGTATGGACTGGGGGTTTACATCCGATCCAACTACTTTAACAGCTGTTTATAGATATGACGGTAATTTATATTTAGATGAACTGATTTACGAGACAGGGCTAACCAATAGCGACATTATAAAGAAACTAACTGAATTAGGGGTGCAAAGAAATCAAATGATAGTGGCAGATAGTGCTGAACCTAAAAGTATAGAGGATTTAAGACGGGCAGGCTTCAGAATTGAGGGTGCTAAAAAAGGACCTGATAGTATTCGTAACTCAATAGATACTTTACAGCAACAAAAGATATTCATAACTGCAAGGTCAACAAATTTTATTAAGGAGGCTTATAATTATAGATGGGCAACCGATAGCACTGGTAAAAATATAAATGTACCCGAAGATAAAAATAATCACTGCTTTATTGGTGAAACTTTAATTACTACAATTAACGGTTTAATTAGAATAGATAATATAAAAGTTGGTGATTTGGTTTTAACTTCAAATGGTTATAAAAAAGTGTTAAAAACTTTTAATAACGGAGTGCAACAAGTAAACAAATACACGATGCAATTAGATACTAATTTAGTATATTTATGTTCAACTAAAGAACATAAAATAAAAACTACTAAAGGATGGAAACAAATATCAAAATTGAAATCGGGGCAAATGGTTTACCAATGCAAAGATTTAACGGAAAAGAATATTACTTATACTCAAAAGAGCGTTATTTTTCTAAAGGTCGCAATAGACTTCATAAAGTTGTTTATGAATCAATTAATGGTAAAGTCCCTAAAGGTTATCAAATTCACCACAAAGACCATAACACTTGGAATAATAATATTGATAACTTGGAATGTGTTGAAGTCAATAAACATTTATCAATGCATATTAAAGAGCGTATCAAAAATAATCCTGAATGGTTTAAATCTTTTTACGAAAGGGGCATTGAATCCGCTAAAGAATGGCATAAATCAAATGAAGGGGCTGAGTGGCATAAACAACATGCTAAAAATTTCAATTTTGGTAAATTTGATTATGGTAAAATTCAATGTATTATTTGTAAAAATGAATTTAATAAAAAAACAAAACTACAAAGATTTTGCACAAACAAATGTAAATCTGAATTTAGAAGACAAAGCGGAGTTGATAACGAAAAAAGAAACTGCATTAAATGTTCAAATGAATTTATTATCAATAAATATACAAGAACAAGAACTTGTTCAGTTAAATGTAGGTGATAGTTATTTAGCTAATGTTTATGACTTTGAAGTAGAAGACGAACACGAATATTTTGCTAATGGTATATTGGTACATAATTGTTGGGATGCCGTTCGTTATGTAGCTTTAAACCGACTTAAGAAGTCAACATTCTTTATTCAATAAAATGTAAAAAACAAATAAAATGTTATATTAATACAATGAAAATACCAAAGAGATACGAAGATTTAACAGTTATTCAATTCCAACAATTAGAGGACTTGAAAACAAATACTTCATTAGACAACTTAGATAAAGCTGTTTTAAGGCTATCTATCTTAAGTGGTAAATCAGTTAAAGAGATTGAAGATTTAAGCCCTACAAAGGTATATGATGTGTTAATGGATGCTATCTATTTAACTATTCCTATCACTCAAATTGTAACACCTGAAAATATAACATTAGGTGGGATTAAGTTTAGATACATTAAAGAAATTCATGAGTATAATATTGCACAGGAAAAGGATTGGAAAGAAACTATCAAAAACTTTGATAACAATTACTTTAAATGTTTACCTGAACTTATGGCAATTTGCCATCAAGAGTATGAAAACGGTAAATGGTTATATAACTCAGACAACCACCAACGAAACGTAGAGTTATTTAAACAATCTAAACTTAGCGAATCACTTGGGGCTGTTTTTTTTTATTCCAATTGTTTCAAAAGTTACACAGAAATTATAGCAGCTTGTTTGGCGGAAGCAACCAAAACAATACAGGAAGCCAATCAGATGATGTCGGAAGATTTAGAGTTTCAGACTTTTTTGAAAGGTGGGGATGGGAATACAATGTAGGTTTAGTTGTTAAAGATACTAACCTAAATGAAGATAATATTTTTGAATGGTCGGTAATTAGATTTTATAACAAGCTGGCATATTTAAAGGACAAAGGTAAATTTGAAATAGCATTGAATGGCAATAGATAAAGAGATAATAGCATTATTAAATGAGTTTGGATTAAGTTTAACTATTGATACTAAAAGCAATTTAAGAAAACGAATTAATGAACGTGCTGCAAAAACTTTATCTAAATCTAAATTTAAAGATAAAAGTGTTAAAAATGTTCAAAGTAGATTAGAAGCAAGCGTTAAGGCTAATGAGGTTAAATATACAAGTGGTGGTTTATTATTTACCTTAACAATGAATGACTATTGGGATGTTGTTAATAGTGGTCGTAAAGCAAATAGTGTAAGTTCGGAAGGTCAAAGTAAAATAGAAGAATGGAGTTCAACAAGGGGAGTTGCTCAAAAAATAAGAGTTAGCGATTTAGAATTACGCAAAGAAAAACAAAGTAAATCAAAACGTAAAAGTGAATTAAAGAAATTAAAATTAATGCCGTTTGAACAAGCAAAGAAAGCGGCGGCATTTTTAATAGCACGAAAATTAAAAAATAATCGTTTAGACCCTACTCACTTTTTTGACGAAATTATAAAAGACGGTCGTATCGAGCAACTAAAAGAGGACATAGCAAAATTAATGAAAACAGAAATAACAATAGATATTCAACAAGCAGTAAAGTAATGGCAGTAACACTATACCAACAACCTCAAGTATTAACACCGGCTTATAACAGTCAAGTGTTTACAGCCTTATCTAATCAAATTGCAATAGCTGATTTTAAATATATTGTTAAGGTTACTATTAATGGAATTGATTATCGTAAAGAATATTTACAGCGTCCGGATGGGTGGTTAGTTGTTGACGTTAAAGAATGGGTACAGAATTTCATTGAACATTATTTTAATCCTGCATTAAGTTTAGCAAGTCCAATTGAGGTAGCGACTAACAAGTCAATTAAAGTCGATGTTACATTTGAAGAGTATTATTCAGCTGCCCCACATGCTGGCAGTACTTATACTTACTATGCCTTTGATGCTTGTTTAACTGACGAAGATTTTAGAGTTTACAATTACCAAGATTATATATTTAATTATACACCTGGCAAACTATTCTTATCAAAAACAAATGCAACTATCACGCCCGATAATCGTTTTGTTTTAGGTCAGGATTTATGGTTACACTTTATTGATAATACTTATTCAGCGGATATTAATAGTATTACTATTGAATTATTAAGAGGCGCATCGGTTATTGACAATGTTAATATAGCAGCGTTACCAATGTCAACTATTACATATCCAATTTACGCATTAAGAATAAATAGCACAATGTTTTTAACTGCAATACCTCAAGTAGGTGACGTGGTTAGAATTTCATTTAGTGGACTTTATTCAAGTATCTTAAGATACTCAATTACGATTAAAGACATTTGCACAAAATACACAGATAATATTTTATATTATTTAGATAGAGATGGGAACGTTTTATATTTTCACTTTGACAAAATATCTAAAAACACATTTAGTAAAAAAACAAACAATGTTACTTTAAATGCTGACCGATTAAATACAACAACGGGAGTGTATGGCTCAAATACATGGGACAGAGAAGACCACACAATAAGCACATCTATTGAATCAACTGTATTATTAAACACTGATTGGATTACAGAAGAGCAAAGCAAACAATTAAACGATTTATGGTCAAGTCCACAGGTTTGGTTATGGGACGGTATTAAACTAATAGCCGTTAACTCACCTAGTGGTACATACGAAGAGTATAAGAGTGCAAATGAATCATTAGTTAACTATACGGTTACTTTGAATTTAGGTACAGTAGAAACAAGACAAAGAGGTATCTAATGGTAAGAACAGAACTATACATAAATGGCGCAAATGGTACGGATGGATATTTAAGTTTTCCATTTGGGGTTAATATACCTGTTAGCATAAATTTTAATTTAGCGGATGTAAGAAATCCCGAACAACGTAAAGCATCACGAAGTCAAACTATTAATTTATTAGGAACGAATGAGGTCAATAAGTTATTTGAGAATCTATTTGAGGTAAATGTAGTTACTCAATATTTCAATAAGAATTTAAAAACACCTGTTAGATATTTAGTTGACGGTTTAGAAAACTTTACAGGCGACATGCAATTGATTAAAATCAATATTAAGCCGGATAACTCTATTGTTTATGAGTGTTCAATTATTGGTGAGGGAGGTTCTTTGTTTGTTGACATTGGCGAAAAGTTAATAGTTGGTAATACAGATAGTACAGAAGATTTAGATTTTAGCGACTACGATCATAACTATACAATGGCTAATCAAATAGCGTCACGTACAACTTATTTAGGTACTGGTTTAGGTTATGCTTATCCGTTTATTGATAGAGGTACAAATGGTGGTAGTGGTACTGTTTGGAATGTAAAGGATTTTTTACCTTGCTTTTCGATTTACGAATACGTTAAAAAGATTATTGAAAATACAGGACGTACATTTACTTCGACATTTTTAGAAAGTAGTTTTTTTAAGCATTTATATTGCTATCCTAATTTTTCAACAATAGCGTTAACAGCCGCTCAATTATCAGATAGGCAATTATACGTAGGTACAAATACAGATGAGGTATTAGTATATAATCCTAATTATACTAACAATACTTATCCTAATGAAACATTAGCACAGGGTTTTTTCGATAATGGTAATCAAAATTATGGAGGTACAGTTGTTATTGCTAACAATGGTCAATACAATGTAGCAGCATCTAATCATATTAAGCTAAAATTTACACATACGAATCCATTAGTTGTTAAGGCATCAATAAGTAATTTTCACGGATTAAGAATAAGAAAGTCGGCAAATAGTGGGGTGAGTTGGTTTGATATTGCAGCAATGAGTTTGTCAGGTTTAATACCTAATAATGGAACGAATTATTTTAATAAAAATGTAGATTATTTTCAAAACTTTGAAACGGCAAGTGGACCATATCCATTATCAGTTGGTGACTATTTAGGAACTCAATCATATTTCGAGTTTGGTAATGTTATTTATTATGATGCGTCAAATAATGTAATATCCGGACCAGGAAGCGGCACAGGAACGGTTACATTTACTAAATTAAGCGGTGCTGGTAAGACATCATTTTATATGCTTGCTACGTCTAAGGATGTATCGGAAGGCGATTTAATGTACACTAACAAAGCCTTACCAACTAAAATAAAACAAAAGGAATTTCTAACATCAATATTCAAAGCATTCAATTTATTTGTTGAGCCGAATCCTGAAGATGAAAACGATTTAATAATCGAGCCGTTTGATGAATTTTATAATACAACGGATGTAATTGATTATGAAAATAGGACTGACTTAAATAAAGACCAAACTATTAACCCTAATCTATTAGAGGGCAAACGTTACATTTATTCTTATAAAGAGGACAAAGATTATTATAATGATTTGTATAAAAAGACATATAATGAAGTTTTTGGTACAGAACAAATTGATGTAGATAATGATTTTATAAAGTCAGATAAAAAAACCGAGTTAATATTTTCAGCAACTCCATTAGTTGCAAACTATGATTTAGGTATAGCAATGCCGCAAATTTACACTTTAGACGGTGTTACTAAAAAGACTATTGCTGCTAATATACGTTTGATTTATTGTGATGTTAAAACAAGCCCTAATCCTTATACATACAAACAAAGCGGATTAACTGACTTAATAACGAATGAATATTTGCATGGCGGTATGGAAGATGACGCTTTAAATCCAACTGTATCTTTAATGTTTGGTCCAGCAAAGGAATTTTATTATAGTTACATAAATGCTTACTTTACAAGTAACACACTTTATAACGCTTACCATAAACAATATGTAGCTAATCTAATTGATAAAGACGGAAAATTTGTTACAAAATATTTATGGTTAACTCCAAAAGATATTAATCAATTTTCGTTTAGAAACCGTTTATTTATTGACGGCGCTTACTACATTGTAAATAAGATTGAGAATTACACACCATTAGACCAAACGTCTACAAAAGTTGAGTTAATTAAATTGCTTAAGTCAGAGGTATTTGTCCCTGAACAATTCTTAATAAGTGATAGCCCTATTAATGCTGGCAATGGTGTGGCTACTGCAAGGTTAAATAGTTCTTTAAACGTTGGTACTAATATCCAAAACAGAGGTACTAATTGTTTGGCAGTTGGTGAAAATATTGTTATACCCGAATCATGCAATAACTTAATTGTATTTGGTAGTAACATAACAGCCGATGAAAATAGTACAGGCTTAATTTTAGGATATAAAAGTTATATTGCTTTGATTACTCAAAGTGGAACGGATGCCCCAACTGCTATTGTTTTAAATAATACATTAGGCGATGTTACATTTGCTTATTTTTCAACTGGTGTTTATAAAATAGAATCAATAAGTGATTTATTCACGTTAGATAAAACATTTTTAAATATAGCAAATTCAAACACTATTAACAGAACGGGATTAACAGGCTTAGTTATCAATTCTTATAATGCAGCTGGCACGCTTGCAAATGGTTTATTAAACAATACATCAATAGAAATTAGAGTTTACAATTAATTATGATAGAGAAAATAGAATACTTAGAATCAATGATGTGTAACAAGCCGAGCCAAATTATATTAGATGGTTTAGCTTGCATTCATTTATCAATTAACATAGCAGCAACGGGAAACACAGACCTAATTAACGCACTACAAAATGGCAGATAATAACGTAGCCTTTAAGGTACAAGTAGACGGTGTCGAGCAATCTATAAAATCAGTTAAAGATTTAAAGTCAGCAATAACAGCTTTACAAAATGAAGCTGAAAGTTCCGATATAGGTAGTGAGCAATACAAAAATGCTATTGAGCAACTTGAGTTATTAAATGATAAATTAAAAAGTGTTTCACAAACTGAAAAGCAAACTGCAAAAGCTACTGAAGATTTAGCAAAGGCAGAAAAAGAAGCCACTAAAGAAACACAGGATTTAAGAAAGCAATTTGAAGTTTTAGAAGACGAACTATTTTTATTAGCTGGTCAAGGAAAACAAAATACAAAGCAATTTAAAGATTTAACAGTTGAGGCTGCTAAATTAAATAAGAAAATAGATGAAGTAAACAGTTCTTTAGGTGGCAACGAAACCGAAAGGGCTGCAATGGGTTTTAGTAAGCTAAAAGACGGCTTAATGAACTTAGACTTTAAATCTGTAAAAGAAGGCTTAAATGGAATTAAAACAGCATTAGCAGCGACAGGAGTTATGTTAATCGTTATGGCAGTTAGTTACTTAGTTGCTAATTTTGACGAACTTAGTAAAGGTAGTGGATTACTTGCAAAGGCTTTACAATTTGTAGGCTCAATAATTAAGGTAGTTACTGACGGAATAATGTGGTTAACTGATAATTTAGGTTTAACAAATTCGGCATTAGACGCAATGGGTGACGCTACGGTTGAGAATGCTAATAAAGCAAAGGAAGCATTAGCAGGTCAAACTGCAGAGTATGATAGACAAATTGCGGCGGCAAAGGCAGCTGGTAAAAGTACAATTGATTTAGAAATAGCAAAGCAAGCGGCTATTATTGAAACTAATAAAGCATTGATTGAGCAAACAATTGCGTATGTTAAGCAAGGCGGCACATTAGATGAAGAGAAAAAGAAACTATTAACCGAGCAATTAAATACAATTAAGGGAGCAGTTGCAAGTCAAAATTTAGTTGTAACAACTGCAGAAAAGGAAAAGAACGATAAGTTAAAAACATTAAGTGACGAAAATAAAGCGGCTAATTTAGCAGCTATAAAAGCTATTGAAGATGCAAAAGTAGCGGCTATAAAAGATGAAGAGTTAAGAGCATTTGCAAAAGAAGTATTAGATAATGAACGTAGAATAAAAGATATTGCAGCAAGCAAAGCAAGTAACGATTTAAAGAACCAACAATTAGAAGCTAATGAAGTTTTATTTCAAGACAATTTAATTAAAATAAATGAAGATGGTGCAGCTAAAAGAAAAGCTATTGAAGACAAAGCAATAGCAGATAAAGCAAATGCAGACGCAAAGGCATTAGCTGATAGAAAAATTGTGGTAGATGCTGAGAACGCTGAGAAAATGGCAGCGGCTGAATTGGCGGTATTAAAAGACCAAACAGACCAAGCCGCATTATTAGCACAATTACAAGTTAAAAGAGATATAGCGTTACAAGACGCTACATTAACTGCAAGTCAAAAACTACTTATTGAGCAACAATATGCAAATGATGTTGACGCTATAAATAAAGCGTCTAATGATAAAAAGAAAGCGGATGAAAGCGCAGCCGTTAACGGTAGTTTACAATTAGCTACTCAATCACTTGCGGCAACTCAACAACTAACTGATTTATTCTTTGACTATAAAAAGAAAGGTTTACAAAAAGGTAGTAAAGAAGAAATTAAGGCAGCTGAAAACCAATTTAAAGTTAACAAGGCTTTACAGATTGCGAATGCTGTTGTTAGTGGTATTCAAGGTGTAATGGCAGCGTATAGTTCAGGTTCTGCTATTCCTATTATTGGTGCTGTTGCTGGTCCAGCATTTGCTATATTAGCTGGTATTTCTGCGGCTGCTAATATTGCTAAAATTGCATCTGCTAAATTTAATCCTGGTACAACATCCGCACCTTCAAGTGTTGGAGATACAGGTGGAGCTGCTCCCGTAATACCCGCACCACCAACAATTTCAACCCCCGAAAATAACACAAACAAAACTACTTCATTTGATGAAACAGGGAAAAATCTAAATGCACCAACAACGGTTACACCAACAATCAAAGTAACAGCAACTGTCGGAGTGGATGAAATTTCAGCTAAAAAAGATAGAGTAGACGTATTAGAAAATCAATCAACTTTTAAATAAAAAAACAAATGGAAAATAAATTACCAATTTACTACGCAACAATTAATACTAATCTAACAGGCTTAGAATTAAAAGAGCAAGGGATACAGAATTTGGCGCTTGTTGACGGTCCCGCTATGCTTACATCGTGGCTTATGTTTAACGAACAAAAACCTTATGAGTTTAAAATGGCATTGCAAGAAGAGCAAAGAATAATAACAGCGCCCGTTATAGTTGCTGACTTGCCTATTTATCGTAAAGTAGTTAATAATGGAATAGAAGAGGAATTTTATGTAGTGTATAAAAAGGAAACCAATATGCAAATACTAC